GCTCTAACATGACCTGGCATATTGGCCTTGCCCTGTTTGGCTTCTTTGGATTGATACTCGGTGATGTTGTTGGCTCGTTTAGGACTGCCTTTTTCCCACCCTGGGCGGGTTTTAAAGTCTGTTCTAAAATCAGTGATCATATCCAGGATTTCGGTTTCTTTGGCACCATTCAGCACTCGAGTAAGAACTTCCTCCAAAAACTTCTGCATAAACTCTGGAGTGTCACTGCGTTTGAGATCCAAGCCCATGGCCTTGATTTTGCCAGGCCGCCCATCTACATCAAGTCGTTTGCCTTCCATGTCAAAGTTGAGAACAGCATAACGCTTTTTGGTAATGAACAAGCCTTTGATAGCAACAATCTCTCGACCGGCTTTGATAACTTCACCACGTGATTTTGGACAATGAAACGCATCCAGCATAAACTCTGAAAAGGTTGAGTTTACTTCTTCTGCCACTGTATCATATAGTTTGACCACAGTATCTTTATCCCAAGGAATTTCTCCTTTGGCAATTTCATTCTTCAGTGCAGTATAGGCTGTAAAATAAGCACTGTCTGTATCACCGTAGATAATGGCTTTGCCAACGTGGTTATAGTCGCCGGTTACTACTTCGTTGATCTTACCGGCCATATGTCGGGCAATTGCACGGCCGGTAAGGGTGGTAGACTGACCGATGCGATTATCAAAGAACCTACAACCAGCATTAAGAATAGCACCGTATAGACTGTTAAGATTAATTTTCTTAACCAATTGTCGTTTGTCCCAGTATTCTTCTTCAATTTTATTCTCCGCTTTGATTGCGTCTCGCAGTTTGGCCTGCATTTCCTTACGCTCGGCATACCAGCGTTTAAGCAGGCCAGGAATAATACCTTCAAACTCGTGTGTAAAGATAGTGCCGTTGGCTGAAATCATCCAGGGATTATTGCCATTAAACACCATTTCGTAAATTTGAGCACCACTCATCACATCAGTTCGGCCATCTTCCCAATCAACAACAATATCGTGAGTACGATCCTGTGCCATGACAAATTCGTATTCGTTGGTGCCAAACTTGCCTTCCCATGCAGCAGCAAAACTGGATCCCTTGGCCATTTTAGCATCAATTTCTTCACGGGTATAATCCATGCGCAGTTGACCAATGATGGTTTCTGGGCCCATGTTTAGTGCGCGAATCACTGATGGATATAGACTATTAATGTCCATACTGCCAATCCAGTCGTGGATGCCTTTTTTAGGATATGCCACATAAGCGCCGGCTGCTTGAGTATCTGATCCGTCCTCGCTACGTTTGGGTCTACTGGGCACAATCATACCGCGGTGGTGTGCTTCGTTTACAATGGCCTGTTCTGTTACAGCCACAGCACCCATGGTGGTCTGTAGCAGCACAGTGTTTTCATGTGCGATGGTGTTGGCTAGATCCAGGAATTTGAGTTTTTTGTCAAGTTTGTCCAGAAGTGCGCAGTCTTGCCGGTTGTATTCGATGAATTTACGGAAGTCGTTGTTGTAGAGTTGGTCCAGAGATCCTTCATAGACGGTTTTGTTTTCGCCAATTTCCATTTCTCCGATGGCATCCAATCGGTACGTGTGACGTTCTTCATAAGTATATTTCCTGTAAAGTTCCAAACTATCTAAATGTACTCGACCGACTAAATCATATGTAACAGCAGTTTTACCGTATTTTTCATACTCGCGTTTTTTAGGCAGTTGATCCCATAGACAAAACCTGCGAGTATCCTCTTTGCTCAATACCTTGGTGACTCTATTTACTGTATATGGTATATCAAATCCTTCACTGTTCCACCCACTGAGCACATCGGCATCTTCAATGAGATTAAGAAATGTATCTAACATTTCGTATTCAGTTTCAAATAGAATAGTGTTAGGAAATTCTTTAACTTGTTCTGTCGCCTGTGCCATTGTTAATGTTTTAGGCGGAATAGCCAAACATACCAATGTATCCAGCCATTGTAGATGTACAGCAATAGCAGTGATTGGCATGAATGCATCGTCGGGCGCTGCATATCCACGTTCTGGATCAAAATCTACTTCAATATCGAAGAACGCTACATTTAGTTTTGGAGCATCTCGGCCGAGATAGTTTTCTTCAAGACAACGGAAAGCAGGATTCATGTCGCTTTCATACAAGCGATGATTGCTGTGAATCTTTTGTTCTTTGACAAATTCTTTGAAACTTTTGGCCGTTACCCTGTTCAACGGCTCATTGTGGATGCTGCGATATTTTCCTCGAGCATCTGGATAATAGAAAACATATCTGGCGGCGTATTCTTGATAGATACGACCTTTTTTTGTATCTCTTTCAACAACCTGAACAATATCTCGGTCGCGATCCCAGCGAGCATCAACGTAACTCATATTTTTCTCCTTTTTGTCTTTTGTGGCAGACAAATACCTCAATGATCATTTGTGGCTGATCGAACCTTACTCAATGTATATTTAGCAACAATCTCACCAGGCCTGTGGAATCAATGGTGACAAGCAAGAGGTAGTTAGCCAGCATACCAAATGAACGGCGAGTCCAAGCAGCCCAGGCATAGATAGCACAACCAGTAATCCACAAAGGGTACATAATAATAAAGGGAGGGGTCGGTACTGTGATAGCCATCGCAATAGCACACCCAATACTAATAGCCCAAGCAACCAACTCCATAATAAACCGAAAACGATTGGACTCATAATCACTCCTAATCCACTCTACGGTAGGCCCAAACAGAGTATTAATCATATTTATTCATCGTCCTTGCGACGATTGGCATGACCACTGATATCCACAATGGATTCCAAATCATCAAACTCACGGAATACTTGATCCCATGTATCTTTCTGTGCAATACGAATGGCTTTTTTGATTACACTGGGTTTGACATCCAGTTCTTCGGCTACTGCTTTGATAGTATCATTGAGCCCTTCGGTTAGATCTTGAATTTCCTGTAGGACTGTAACGCCTTCCGCCACGATTTGTTTAATCTTGGCCTGTTCGGGCGCACCGTATGCTTTACTCATAGTGAAGTTCTCCTTATACGCTAGTATAAGTGATTAAGATGTTGTTGTCAAGAATGTTGCAGCAAACTTTTCGCAGAGTCTGCGTATATCAGGATTGGCTGTTTCCAGCAGGGTAAATTCACGATCGTCGTGTTGATCGTCGCCTTGACTAGGATCCATATAGCCACAGTAGACTTTACGGACTGGGCTACGATTGACTAAATCGGTGCAGCTCTCTCCATATCGGTCATCTGCTGTCGCATCGTGTAATTCGTCGCACGGACTTAGTGTGGTGATGATGATACTGCCTTCGGGTATTTCACCATATTCTCTGTTATACTTATCTATGGCCACACGTTCGGCATGAACTCGTGTTCCATCATCGGCAGGTTGATTTATTCCAAACACAGGACGATTGTCCGGGTCCAGCACACAGGCAGCAACCATGCCGTAGTGTTTGGATTCTTTTTGCTGGCCGCGAACAATCATTTCGCACAGTTCAACTATGATATGATCCAGTTTTTTTAGATTATGTATTTCATATCTATCTGGATCATAGACTTCGTTCATTCTCATTTTTTCTGAATCTGTCTATAGCGAGCCACATCGGCCATGTGATGTTTTTTCTCAACAGTTTTATTTCTAAATTGTTTATATTTGACAGGATCCGCATGTTCAAAATCGTCACGCCATTCTTCGGGAGTATCATTTACACTGAGTTTTTGTTCTAGAGCAGTGGATAATGACTCCGTGTAAGAGTCTTCATTGGCAGGTGCTAATGGTGGCCCGGGAATCCATGCATCTAATTTTTCATCATACTTGTATTGCCTTGGATGCGGTGAATTCCTTCCAGGAATAGCGCCTGGTGGTAGAGATTGTGCCGATTGTTGAGATTGCTGTTGCTGATACATAGACTGTGACTGAGCCTGTTGATCTGCTGCGAATTTTTTTGCCTCGTCTGGGGTTAATCCAGCCGGTGGCAATGCCATTTTAAATTCCGATACCTTCTTAGGTAAGCCAGCATGT